GGGATCCAACCAACTGGGAAGTTACATATAGGTAACTATCTTGGTTGTCTAAAGAAAGGGTTAGAATTACAGAAAGAAGGACACGATGTTACCTTTCTAATTGCTAACTATCACTCTTTAACAACTGATAGTTATACAGATGTAACCGAAGGTGAATTAATAAAGTTAGGTTGTAAAAATATAAAGAGACAAACACCTGAATATACTGAGTTATTTTTCAAGTTATGTTGCAAATTGAACTTAGGAACATTAACTAAAATGCCTCAATATAAGGATAAAAAAGATGATGTTGAATTTGATTTAGGTTTGTTACTATATCCTGTTTTAATGACAGCTGATATAATGATGAATGACCCAGATAAAGTTATCATCGGTAAAGACCAAAAAGCTCATTTAGACTTGTGTAATGACATATCTAAGAGAATTGGTGGTAGATACTATGAATATGAATTTGGTGATGTTGATAAAGTAATGTCACTAACAGATCCAACAAAAAAGATGTCAAAATCTTTGGGCGAGAAACATGTTCTTTATATCTTTGATGAAAATTATGAATCTAAAATTAAGTCCGCCAATACTAATGAAGTTGGTTTAGAAAACTTAAAAACAATTGGTAGAGGAGTAGGAGTTGATGTTGATTCATATACACTGAATGTAGAATTGAAAAAGGCTATTTCAGATAAAATGATTGAGATATTTGATAAATAAAAATAAAATGATTATTAAGAATAACTGTTATAAAGGAACAAGAATACTTTTTAACGACGAAGCAAAGAGAAAAAGAGTTTTATTGAACTCAATGATAGAGATTCTTGAGAGTTATGGGTATAGTGAAATGATGATACCTGTAATACAATTGTCTGAGACTTTTGCATCAAAAGTTGGTGAAGAAAACCAAAAAATGATGTATCAATTTAAGGATTTAGGTGATAGAGATTTATGTTTAGCACCTGAGTACACAGCAGTAGTTCAAAAATTATATAACGACTTGTTTAAATATACAAAAGATGTCAAGTTATTTTATATTGGAGAATGTTTCAGAGGAGAAAGACCTCAAGCTGGTAGATACAGACAATTTACACAATTTGGAGTAGAAGTCTTAAACCCTTCTAAGAATTATTTAGAAGAAATGGTTGAGATTTCTAAGAAGATAACTGAGTTAGTAACAAGTGAGTATGAGATTAATATGGAAGCGGTTAGAGGACTTGATTACTATAAAGGTGGAAAAGGATTTGAAATAGCTTGTCCATCTTTAGGAGCTCAAAAACAAATATGTGGTGGTGGGGAATATGATGGTGGGGTGGGGTTTGCAGTGGGGGTTGATCGCCTTCTAATGTGTAAGTAGTCTATCAAGTCTAATAGTGAATCTAGGATGCTCTATTAATATAAAAATAAAAGAAATGAAAACTGTAAATAAAAATAAGAAAAATAAACGTGTTTCACTGATTCGGTGAGAAAGGTAATCTATTGCCTTTGTCAAAGACCCGAATCTGTGAATGATTCGGGTCTTTTTTTATGTATCGGTTCGCTTAGCTGGCCTAAAGTATCAGACTTTAATCTGAAGAGATAACCAAGTTCTCAGTCGTGGGTTCGAATCTCACCCGATACACACATTCCTTCGTTCCCGTAGTAGGTCGAACGGTCCGGACTCTTAATCCGGCATGAGTAATCATCACCGTGGGTTCAAATCCCACCGAAGGAACTAACCAGCAAGTTGTGAGTTCGAGCCTCACCAGGATCACTAACTATTAAACATGATCTTGTAACTCAATTGGTAGAGTAGCTGGCTTTGGACTTGTATCAAAATTTGGCATTGAAACTGGCTTTTAACCAGTAAAAAAGTAGAGTTCGATTCTCACCGGGTCCACAAATATTAAGTTGGGTAGAGTACCCAACTTAATATATAATTTATGAGAAGAAAATATAGTGAAAAGTTTATTAGGAATATAAAATGGGAAGAGGTTCAAAATTTTTATGATGATAATCATTTTTGGAAAGACATCAAAGTAAAGTTTGGATTTACAGATGAATTAATTTCACAAGCGGTTAAAGATGGTGTATTGAAGATGAGGAGTAGGTCCGAATCAAATAAAATAGAATGTAGAATAAATCCAAAGTCTCATACACAAGAAACAAAAGATAAAATATCAATATCTAGAAAGGAATATCTTAAAAATAACCCGGATAAGGTTCCATATTTACTAAACCATAGTAGTAAGGAATCATACCCTGAGAAATATTTTACAGAGGTATTCAGTAATGAAAGTATAGGTTTTGTAAAATCATATAGAATTGGGTTATATGAGCTAGATTTTTGTTTGCCTGATAAAAAAATAGATATTGAAATAGATGGTAGTCAACACAGATATGATAAAAAGATAGTAGAAAGTGATATAAGAAGAACAGAGTTCTTAGAAGAAAATGGTTGGGATGTTATAAGAATAAACTGGTCAGACTATCAAAGATTATCAAAGGATGATAAGTATATTTTTATTTCTAACTTGAAAAGATATATTTACGAATTAACTGAAAGAAAGCCAACTATCAAGGTTATTGATAATTCTATCTGTGAATGTGGGTTAAAGAAATACAAGACATCAAAATCGTGTAATAAATGTCGAGGTGAATCGGATAGAAAAGTAGAAAGGCCTACTTATGAGGACTTATTGAAAGACATATCTGATTTGGGATATTGTGGTACTGGTAGAAAATATGGAGTTAGTGACAATAGTATTAGAAAGTGGATAAAAAATTATCAAACGAATTAAAGAATAGAATATGAACACATTAAATGAAATTAGAGAAGTTTTGGAACTACACTTTGAGGGAACATATAGAAAAGTGTGGCTTCAAAAAAGTGCAAGATCGAATGATGTTATCTTAACATTATTCCTACCAAATTATGCTGGTTATACTATAAGAGTATTAAGGGGGTTAAGAGAAATTACTTATCAAGAAATTGTTGATAGATTAGGATAAAAACTGTATATTTGATATATGAAATACATTGGTGATGAAGTTGATATAATTGCATACGGGGAAATATGTTGTGATAACTGTAATGAGGTAATACACAATCATATGGATTGTCCAGTTTGTAAAAGAAGTGATGTAGGAACGGATCAATACTGTGACATGCACTATGAAAATATAATTTCGTGTCAAGAATGTGGATCAGTTTTTGAAAAAATATCTGGTGAATGGTATAGTGGATGCACTGCTAAAATTATTGAGTTAAAATCTTAAAGTCGCAAACTTGCGACTTTTTTTATTTAATATATATTTCAATGAAACATATAAAATATTATAACCATATTAATGAGAATTTTGATTTTGTTATGGGTGGATTGAGAAGATACATAGATGATGAATTTCATCTTATGAACTCTATGAATTTCCTAATTAATAATCGTGGTCAAAACTGGTTAGATGAAATTGGTAAATACTTCCTAGATAAAATAGAAGGTATAGATATTAAGAATACTCCACTTGAATCATATGATTTTCTACTTAATAGAAAAAGGAAGAAAGGTGAAGACTTTCACTCAGAAGGTATATTCTTTATTACTTCATTCTTAAATGAGGATGCACTTAAGTTAATGTTTGGAAAACCAATCTGTCATTCTGAGTTTGGAGAAGGATTTGATGATGATAGAAATTATGACTATTGTTCATATTTTCTTGAGATTGATAGACATATAATACATATTGGATATGATCATCGTGGAACAGCAATTGAGCTCGAAGAGAGTTTAGATGCTTCGGAAGTATTTGAAATAATTAAGTCTATAATCGACTTATATATAGAAAAAGTATTAAAATAAAATGAGAAAGTACGTTAAAACATTTGAATCTTTTAAAGGAAAGAACTTTAAGTTTGAGGAAAAAGTTATCGATCCTATATTGGAAATAATTAGGGATAATCAAGAATATCTAACAGAGAGAGCGAACCTGCCTCAATTAGCAAAATTAGGGTTTATGTATAATAAACTATGGTATGCTGGTAGAGTTTGTTGGGGTTACAGTGGTATATTACTTAGTGAGGAAACTAAGAAGGCTATAAAGGCATATGATTATGATGATGAAAATGAAGAAAATAATCCATATCAGTGGACATCTTGTGAAGATAATCCTAAATATAAAATAGAGATGTGTAATCCAATCAATAGTGAAATTGAAAATTTAATATATGACGCATGGGGGCAGCATGTATCTGAAGATAGAGAATCAATGGATTTTAGTAAATTTTCAAAACTCATTAAAGAAGGAAAGCCTTTAACTGAATTAGAGAAAAAAGAATTAAAGATTAATAAGACATTTGATGAGTGGGTTGAAATAAAAACTGATCCTAATTATAAATACAAGAGTCTTTATCCAGATAGGAAAAGTGTGGCTAGTCATTTACTATGTACTATTGGAAATGGATATGGGTGGAACTCAGATGGATTCATCATAGAAGAAGCATCTGGAGCAGATCAAGACAAGGCTATTTATGGTGATTGGCAGAATGCTAAATTCAGAAAAGACATTGAAACAGAAGTATATAGAATTTTATCTATTCCAGAAGTAAAAGAAACTGTTGATACATATGATAGCTATATGGAAGATGAAAGAAAGAAATATAACAAGAGATTTAAGACATTTGATGATGATTATGAGGATGAAACTTTAGATGCTGATACTTTAGCAAAACTTAAGGAAATAGCAAAGAAACTTAGAGGTAAAAGCCCACTTGAAAAGCCAAAGAAATATAATCAATACTATCCAATCACTACTAGTTCCGACATATATGTAATGATTGATAAAGAAAAACAAAAAAGAGCAGGTATATCAAAATTTGATGAATCTTATATTAAGGCTGGTATTGAAATTTGTGAAGATATATTAGAACATGAGTCAGAAGAGAAAGAATCAAATATAGAATTTGCTAAAAAGTTCCTACATGTTATGGGTGTCAAGGACTTTAGTGACTCAATACCTAAAGAAATTGATAAATATAAACTTCTTGATGATATTGAAGATTCGTTTTTATCAATGACAGATTATTTCTCAGAATCAAAAGATTTGAATAATCCATTAAAAAGTGGGGAGTATAAGTTCTTTTTTAATAATACTGCTAATAATGATTATGCTGATAATAGTTACTTGTTTGTATTTTCACTAGAAGGATTCTCACTACCAACTGGATATTCTAAGGATATTGAATATCTTTCATCGTTGCCTTTTTATAGAGAGATGAAATCTGGTTTTAATAGAATTAAGTTAATGGAGGATGTTGTATTTACCGAAATATATATTGATAATGTAAAGTCCCAATACCAGGATAAAAAGCTAACAATTAAACTTTATACAGACAATAAGAGGGTTAAGTATCAAAAACTACAAGATACATTTGAGAACAACTTAATCAAAGAAGGATTTGAAATAGGAAGTAATACTTGTGCTTTAAAACTTAAAAACTATATACTTTCTTGTAGAAAGCCTTTGGTTTGGGGTGATAAGTCTGCCGAAATTGATGCTCCTATATATACTAATGCTCACCAATTTCAAGTAATGGATAAGAGTTGGAAAGTATTAGCATCATATAATATAGATGAAAGAGGATTTAATACTCTTAGTTCTCAGAACCATAGAGATAAGAATTTAAATGATTGGATACTTGGTGAGTTTCAAAAAATTAAATCTAAATATCCTGACTATAACCCAGGTAAAAATAGAGACGCTAAGAAGAATCTACATGCACACACGTTCTTCTTATGGCTAAAAAAGAATGAGAAATAATGAAGTTTATAAAGACTTATGAATCTTTTGGTAGTCCTTTATTAAAGTTAAGTAATAATGAGGATGAACATTTAATGAGTGTTATAGAATCATTAGTTGACAAAGGATCATCTATTTTAGAGATATCTTGTGGTAATGCTGCGGATTCACTCTATTTACAAGAAAATGGATATAAAGTTACTTGTACTGATCTAAATAAAGATTATTGTGATAATGCTGTATATAAGGGATTAAACTGTATTCAACATGATACTAAAAATAAGTTTCCATTTAGTGATAATGAATTTGATTTAGTTTATTCAAGACTTGGGTTACACTACTTTAGTGAAGATGAGTTAACTGAAATCTTTCGTGAATTAAGAAGAATTGGTAAGAAGATATTATTCACTGTTAAATATGAGGAAAGTGAAGGCTTAAATGTCTTTGGACAACAAAATACTGAAAAAGTATTTCTTGATATGGGTCAATGGAAGAAAATAATTAGTAAATTCTTTACTATTGGAAGGTTTGACTCAAAAGAAGGTATGGTATATGGTAGTCCTTCAAAATGGTTAGAAGTAGAAGCTGAATAATCTAAATATTTTTTTAATATATAGGTTATGGAAACCTTATATCATCAAATTAGCTCATCTCAATTTGACTCGGAGTTAGCAGAGATTCTTCCACCATCTGATATATCTGATAAGGATATATCAAGGATTAGGAAAGCCTTTGATTTAGATAATCAACCTCATGAGATACGAATTTCAACAAGATTAAATAGAACAGGACTATCTGTAACCTTATACTATAATGATAATCATTACCTGCGATGTATGCCGAAGTGGGTATTTTTCCCAGAATATGTTTATAAGTTAAGAGATGACTACTGGATAGTAGTATTTGCTTGTCCGAGTATTGATATTGGAGCAACTAAGCCAATTTTTAAGTTTGATACGATTGATGGCATGGTGAAATTTAAGGATGACTTTGACAAAGGCAGAATATTGAGAAATATTCAAAGAAATCCCAATCAAGAAAAACATCATATGAAATACTTAAAATCTTTTGAATCACTAAAAACAGAATACTCTGGGTTATATGTTACACCAATTGAATTAGATAAAACATATAATCGATTTTTAGATCTTTATTCGATTGAAATAAAACGAGCTATGAAAGATTTGTGTATTATGATTAACTCAAAATACGGAGATTCATTAGCGGTTAAGATGAAGAGGAATATACAACCAGGTTTAATTGTCAAACCGAATACCACTAATATTCAACATATATGTAAGGATATCTATGACTTCTTTAATGAAAGAGAAATTGATGTAAGAGTTGTTTATGGGTATGGTGAGGTAGATAAACTATCAAATGATATTCATAGTTGTTATGGTGATCTTTTAGTTAAGATTGGGCATACAACTGATGAACTAAGAAAGAAAAAAGGAATTTTTAAGGCATAAATCCTTATATTTGCAGTTATGATTGTTACAAAGTACGAAAAATTTTTAGAAGGATATAAAGAAGATATGTGGAGTATTATTCCACAGTCTGTTAAAGATTTACATCTACTATTCAAAGAAAACGACAAGAAATTATATGTTGTTGGTGGAGCAGTACGTGACTTCATTAATAAAGAAGCTCCAAAAGACTTTGATCTTTGTACAGATGCAACTCCTGATGAAGTATTAAATATTGTTAAGGGATATAGAACAAACCTTCAAGGTAAATCCTTTGGTGTTGTAGTTGTATATACTGACGATCAGCCAAAAGGTATGGAAATTGCCACTTTCAGAGAAGAAAGTTATAGAAATAGCGACATAGATGAATTTATTTTATATATAAGAGAAAATAAACCTGTTAACTATGAAAAAAGGATTAATTTATTGCTTAATATGTCCAATAACGAAACTTCCTAGGTATGTTGGTCAAACTAGTAGGAGCTTAGAGAAGCGAATATATGAACATAAATTCAAAAAGATACAAGGTAATCCAACACATAAGACTAATTGGATAGAAAAGCTAAAAAATGAAAATCTAATAGATCAGCTATCAATATGTAAATTGGGTGAATATGATTTAGATGTTATTGATGATATGGAATCCTACTGGATAGATTTATTTACATTACAAGGTATTGAGCTAACTAATATATCAAGAGGTGGATTTGGTGGATATAAAGAATGGTTAGAAAAGAGTAAAGAAATGGTTTCCTTAAAGTTGAAAGGGTTGAAAAGAAACCCAATGTCCGAGAGTCAGAAAAGAAAAATAAGTGAATATTCTAAAGGAAATAAAAATAGGGTAGGTAAGCATCATACAGATGAAACTAGAAATAAAATAAGTAAAAGTAAAATGGGATCTATACCACACAATATTAAAAAAATAAATCAATATAGTATGGATGGAACTTTTATAAAAGAATGGATATCTTCAACTGAAGCGGCTAAAAGTCTTGGATTGAGTCAAGGTAACATTTGCATGGTAGCATCAAAATCCGGTAGAAGAAAGATGACGGGTGGCTTCAAGTGGGAGTGGGTAGAAATTAATATTAATAATTATGAATTGGAAGGAATCAGCTAAAAAAATATTCCCAATGGAATATGAAGAATTTATAAAAATATCTGGAAGAAATCCAGATGTTATTTTCTCAACTATTGAAAAAGATGTAGAAAGAAGAGATATACCTTATAATGCCTTATTCTATGATTTAGATAAAAGAGAAATTGTTGACTTGGTTGGTGGAGTAGAAGATCTAAGAACCAAAACCACAAAATTTGTTGGCGATCCCTCAATGAGAATTAAAGAAGACCCATTGAGAATATTAAGATTGTTAAGATTTAACTGCCGTTATCAATTTTCTATTGATGTGAAAACTGCTAATGCAATTAAAGAGAATAAATCGAGACTTAAAATTATTTCTAAGGAAAGAATATGGGCTTTTAGTGGGGATAATACCGGAGAGTTTATGAAGGCTTGGAAACAAGCTAAGAATTTTTCCGAATATTTAGAACTATATAATCAGTTTGATTTATGGGAAGATATATTTCCAGGTATAAAAGTAAATACTGAGATAAAAGATTCTAAATATTTAGAAGTTTATTTAGCTAATATATTAAAAGACAATACAAAGTCAGTTCTTGACTCATTAGTATCAAATCTTAAAATGGAAGTAGATTGGGTTAGAAAAGTAATCTTTTTGATTTCATTATTGGATTTAAGCCCAGAGACTATAACTGATTTCTATAAATCTAAAGTTGTTTCTAGAGTAAGTGATGATATTATATTAGATTGGTATCGTATTAATGGTATTAACGATAAGATGCATTTAGCATTTCTAGAATTTTCTCCGAGTGTTTCTTCACAAGAACTTATGTCGAAGGGATTTAAGGGTAAGGAATTAGGTGATGAAATAAAGAGATTAGAAGTAAAAAAATTCAAAAGTTTGTATGAAGCACATTAAAACATTTGAAGGTATATTTTCTTTTTTTAAGAAAAAAGAAAAAGAAAAAGAAATAGACATTGTTACTAATGGTAATAATTTCTACGGTGCTGCTAATCTGCGATCATCTGCAAATGATCCAGTGTATGAGAATCTTATAAGAGAGTATGTTGATAGAGTAATGGATAGTAACAAGCCAGAAGATAGACAAGTTGACTTCACTGATAGACAACAAGAATACTTAAAATCATTATCAAATACTACTGAATATAGAAGAAAGAAGACAAGAGCTAATCCAACACAATATGGTGCGACATTCTATTACATTGAATATGAGTTAGTAACTTATCAAGTTATTAAAATGTTAGATGAATGGTATTATATTTATAGTCAGGTAAAATTACCAAATGATAGATATTGGGGTTACAAGGATTATATTATAAAGTGTGATCAATGGGATGGAGTTACAGAATTCTTTGAAAAAAATCCAACATTGAGAAATAATATACTGAAATAGATGTAATAAAAAATTCAGGTCTATTTCACGCATATGACTATGGTAATGATCCATGTGTTACTATAAATAACTAAAGAGAAAAATAATTTTTGGTGGATTAAAAAAAAATCGTAATTTTGTGTAAACAAAGGATAAAAAATATAATATATAATAATATGAAAACTATCAATACAAATACAAGTTCGTCACGTAGTAGTGAAAACAGCTCGAAAATTCGAAGTTGATTGTATTTATATTGCATAAATAACTCAAACCCTTGAATTTTCGAATTCAAGGGTTTTTTTATTGGTTCCATAGTATAACTGAAAAATACACCAATCTACGAAATTGGAAATTGCAAGTTTGAATCTTGCTGGAATCACAAAATTGGTGAGTTAAGCAGCTACATTGGAGTGGCGACCAGCTTTGAAACCTGGGGCTCGGAGAAATCAGGAGCGGGGGTCGGGTCCTCAGCTCACCGCAATATAAAGATGTTCCTGTATCTCAACTGGATAGAGAATTCCGCTTCGAACGGAAAGGTTGTGGGTCCAAATCCTACCAGGAATACATATAGAGAGTAAAGTAGTCAGGGTACTACCAACGCCTGCTAAGCGATTGGATCGATGAAAATTGGTTGCGTTTCGAATACGCTGCTCTCTGCTAATGGTAAAAATATCGAGCCTGTATAATGGGGAGGTGCTGTTTCTAATATATAGATTATGAAATGGAGTAAATCAGAAGAAGAGATATTATTAGATAACCTAAATTTACATTATAATGAGATTGCTATCTTATTAAATCGAAATTATACAAGTATTCTAAATAAAATAGAACGGCTTGGTGTGAAAGACACATATTTAGCATTAACTGAGGAAAAAAGAAATATTATAAAAAGTGATATTAATAAAAAATCATCAATAAGAGCCAAAAATAGAAACTTTGGTGGTTATACAAAAGGTGGTGGTAGAGGTAAAAGTGGATATTATAAAGGATATTGGTGTGATAGTACATATGAACTTGCATGGGTTATATATCATATTGAAAATAATATTTCATTTATACGAAATACACAAAGGTTTAGATATATACATAATAATGAGGAGAAATTTTATATACCAGATTTTATAATAGATGATGTTTACTATGAGTTAAAAGGTTATAAAGATGATAAAGTAGATTCAAAAATACAATATTTTCCATTTAAGATTAAACTTCTATTTAGGAAGGATATGAATAATATTTTTGAATATGTAATAGATAAATATGGTAAAAACTTCTTCTATCTATATGAAAATTTTAATTTTAAAAAATGCTCTAAGTGTGGTGAAATTATTTTTAATAAAAAAAATAAAAATGGTATATGTAGAGATTGTATATCAACTATTTCAATTGATAGAAAAGATATAAAAAAATTAAAAGTTAAATGCACAAATAATGAAAAAAAATGTGTTTGTGGTGTTAAAATATTTAAAAGATCTAATTATTGCAGAATGTGTTATCTACATAGTAGAAGAAAGGTGGAAATTAGACCTGATATTAATATTTTAGTTGATGAGGTTAAATTATACGGTTATGTAAAAACTGGAAAAAAATATGGAGTTAGTGATAATACAATAAGAAAATGGCTGAAAAATATTCAGGTAGTTTAACGGATAAAACAGTCCCAAAACGTACGGATAGTCTTGAAGAAAGACGGGTTTTAACTTGCTACTAGAGGCATTCACTTATGGTTGTGTTTCAACTGTTGTAAGTCCAACGGGTGTGAGTTTCTATCTATATGGTTTACGGATGCACTGAGATACACTCAGGAAGCGCGTTTCCAAGGAAGATTTATAAAACTTTTGTGGGTTCGATTCCCATCCTGAATACTAAAAGATATTTATAATTTTTAATATATACCTCTATGAAAGTCTAATAGACTTAGAGATAAAATTAAAAAGAAATAAATGAGAAAATTTTCACTATTAGAAAACTATAAATATTCAAATGAAGAGATTGAAGACTTTTTTATTGAATTCTATGATGATAAAAAGTTTCACCTAAAGGAGGGATTTATCACTAAAGATAATCGTTTTTTTACTGAGGTTGCTTCTGTTGGCAAAGGAACAAAGAGATGTAAGGAAGTTATGATTGAATTAGAAGATGTTTGTAAAGGTATTAGTTCAAATGCTGGACACTCTATGACAAGCATTGAATCCTTAACCAAGGTATTATCATTAATAAGACAATTCTATAATAGAAGTAATGAGTCACCAAACTTTATTATTAAAAATAGCTATGAAGATATAGAGATATACTTTTACCTTGTAGGTGGACCAGTTGATGATACTGAACTTAATCTCAAAACTGAGAAACAGGCATTATTACAAGAACTAGGTGTCTTATTTAAGACAACTCTTAAATTTACAAGGGTTAATTTATCTAGTAACTTTTTAGATATACATGTTCCTAAAAATGGTAAAAATTTAATTGGTAGTAGTTATGGTGTACATGATTACCTAAAAAGAGCACATGATTATGCTGTTAATCCTGATATGGCACCAACAAACATTGGAGATAAAGCAAAATTGTTTGTTGATTGGATGACAAAGATTATACAAAAGCATTATGAATATAGTGCACGATGTTATGATAAACAAGTAGTAGTTAGGTTAGAGAAGATTTAACATTTAAAACAGATTTAATATGATTAAGACAGTTAAAGATTATAAAGAGCATATGGATAAAATGAAAAATGATCCAGAATATGTTGCAAAATATAGAGCAGAACAAGACGCCATAATAAGGAAACATTGGCTGGAGTTAAAACCTTTTAATAAAGCCGAAGATATTCCAGAAATTCCAGTTAAACCAATAGAGGAGTTAAGAGATTTCTATTTCCCAATTCTAATTAAATGTGGTGCAATTCCTAAAAAAGACTTAGTTGATGGTGAATGGTACTATGGTGAGCATCGTAGATGTACTGTTGCTAAATGGGACGAAAAGGATAATAAATTCAAGTATTGGAGGCAGAAATTTAATTCTAATTATTGGGATATTTGTAACCATTTCGAAGATGATGATGGATATGCTGTCTTTGTTCCACTTAGAAAGGCAACTAATGAAGAAATCCCTATTTTATAGGGATTTATTTATTACATCTAACTTATTAAGATCAATTAATAAAATTGTATTTAAAACACTTAATGATTCTTCACTCTTGAAAAGAGATTTTACACCCTTATTTTCCGTATTAACTTTAAATTTGAAGTACATCCCTTCTAAATCAGACTTTTTTAAATCTTGATTTATATCATTTATAATACCATTCTTTAATAAGAATGCCTTCATAGTTTTTATTCTAGCGAATAACTCAGAGCTTGATTGTAAATAATCAACACTACCAAAAGCATCTATTAATTCCTTATTATAAGATATACAGAAATCATAAGCATTTATACTAGTTTCTTTCAGTACTTCTGGTTTAACACCAAACATAACTAATGATAACTTCTCAATCCTATGCTCTTTTGAACTTATATTTTTATCTTTTATCTCATTAAGAGATATCTTTTTTGAGTAAGGATTACTTTTGTCTCCTAACAATTGATCAAAATAATGATATAGCTCGTGAGTTAGTGTTTCATAGAAGTTAGATTGATTGATAGCTTTCTTTCCTATTATTATAATATTCTCTTTTTTTGGTTTATACTCTTTATCAGCGATATATTTTCCAATAGAGAATCCAGATAATGATGTTGAATTACTACCAGCATATCCATATAAAGACATGTAAATAGCGAGAGCATTTTTATCTACAAGTGGACTATCACTTATAACAATTTCTATATTTTTTAATGAATCTATAATAAAAGGTTTATTAAACTTATTAAATATATTAGATTTTTTAACTATTTCTATCATCTCACTTCTTATAGAATCAATTTTTTCTTTCTCACCTTTACTAGGTGCTTTGGCACTATTTACTTCCTGATATAAAGATTTAATTTGACCGAATTCACCATAGTTACTAACAGCAGTATATGTAAGACCTAATGCTAGTAGTATGCTTTGCCACGATATTTTTTCGTTGATTGCGTCTTGATTTTTCATAAAATTATATATTAAATTTTCCAATCTGAAAAAATCGCCATATATTTGTATCTAAACAAAAAATGTTAAGTATGAGTAATGTATTAAGTTTCTTACAAAGTTATTGGTGGGTCGCAGCAATCCTCCTAAGTGTAGTTCTCTACAAATTTATTCTTCGTGTAGTCGGTGTAGTAATCGTTCCTGAAGATAGAATCGGTCTAGTCACAAAGAAATTCGTGTTATTTGGACCAAACAAATCCCTTCCAGATGGTAAAATCATCGCTCTGAATGGTGAGCCTGGTTACCAAGCCAAAACATTAGCTCCAGGTCTTTATTGGGGTTACTGGCCTTGGCAGTATGACATCAACTTACAACCATTCCGTGTTATCGCAAAAGGTAAAATCGGATTAGTCTCTGCAAAAGATGGTGCACAACTTCCTACTGGTGCAATCTTAGCTCGTCACGTTGATAGTGATGATTTCCAAGACGCAAAAGCTTTCCTAACAAATGGTGGACAAAGAGGTAAACAAGTTAGTTTTATCAACGCTGGTACTTATCGTATCAACTCCTTCTTATTTGATATAGTTGAAGCTGATATTACACCTATTAAAGAAGGTTCTATTGGTGTTGTTACAGCACTTGATGGTACCCCACTTGACGCAGGCAATATCGCTGGTAAAGAAGTAAATGGACATAACAACTTCCAAAACTTCGACACTTTCTTAGCTAATGGTGGACAAAGAGGATTACAAACACAAGTTATTCAAGCAGGTAACTATTCTTTAAACCCATGGGCAGTTCAAATTGAAGAAGTTCCAATGACTCCAATTCCAATTGGTCACGTAGGTGTTGTTATCTCTTATGTTGGGGATGATGGTAGAGACGTTACTGGTGAAGGATTCAAACATGGTAACATCGTTAATAAAGGACAAAAAGGTGTTTGGATTACTCCTTATGACCCGGGTAAGTATGCTATCAATCCTTACACAACCAAGATTGAAATTGTTCCTACAACTAACCTAGTTCTTAACTGGGCAAATGCAAGAACTGAATCTCATAATCTTGATAAAGGATTGAGTACAATCACTGTACGTTCTAAAGATGGTTTCCCATTCAATTTGGACGTATCTCAAATCATTCACATTCCTGCACCTGACGCTCCTAAGGTTATTGCCCGATTTGGTTCAATGCAAAACCTTGTATCTCAAGTACTTGAGCCAACAATTGGTAACTACTTTAGAAACTCAGCCCAAGATTCTGATGTAATCGCATTCTTATCAACCCGTCAGGCTAGACAAGAAGCGGCTAAAGTTTCTATTAGTAAAGTATTAGAGGACTACAACGTCCACGCTGTTGATACACTTATTGGTGATATCACTCCTCCAGAATCTTTAATGAAAACCCTTACTGATCGTAAAATTGCTCAGGAAGAAAGAGAAACCTTTAATGTTCAACAAAAGGCTCAGGAAGAAAAACAAAAGTTTGAATCCGCTAAGGCTTTGGCAAACATGCAAGGAGAAATTGTATCTGCTGAACAATCAGTTATGATTGCTGATAGAAAGGCTCAAACCCGAATTAAAGAAGCTAATGGTGAAGCTGAATCAACTAAATTAAAGGCAACTGCACAAGCTGAAGCTACTAAAGTTTCTGCTGAAGCAAACGCTTACAAGACTGATGTTGAAGGTAAAGCTGAAGCTGGTAAGATTGCTGCTGTTGGTGAGGCAACTGCTAAATCCTATGAACAACAAGTTCACGCAATGGGTGCTGAAAACTTCTCTAAATTCAAAATCACCGAAGAAATTGGTAGAAATAATATCAAAATTATTCCTCAAGTTCTTATCACTGGTGGCAATGATAGTGGAAACGGAGCTATCAACGGCTTATTGGGTATGAATTTATTAAACCAAATTCAAGTTCAAGAAAACGCTGAGAAAGTGGTAAAATCTACTGATGTTAAACCAACTGATGTGAAAGCCTAATTTATCCCTATGAAAACTAAAAATCCCGCTAAACATAGCGGGATTTTTTTTTATATATACTATTGGTAATTAAAAAAATTGTCGTATATTTGTAAAATGAAATTAGAACACAAACATAAAAACGTCTTTGTCAAATAAAAACTAATTAGAAAGTTATACTCTTTCCTAAGCTCAGTCATTTATTTGGCTGGGCTTTTTTTATATCAAAAATTGAAAATAAAAATAAAAAAAAGAGTTATGAAAACTAAAGATATATTTTGGTACGAAGAAAAAATTCAAGATATCAAAAAAAGAAAGAGAAATTTGAAAATGCTTATGGATCCAGACTTGAAAAAGAAAATAAGAAAGGATCTTACAAAAGAGAAACGTTCTGCTAAAAGAGCAGAGAAACAAACATTAAAAAAGTATATTAACGAAGAAATTAATAATTATGAAACAGTATCCTAAAATATTACATTTTAACAGTGCGCCAATAGGTGCCAATTGTTATGGATTCTACAAACATGACGGATCTAATATCCGATTCGAGTGGGGTAGAAAGCGTGGATGGTATAAATTTGGTTCAAAAATGGTAATGATTGATAGAAATACTCCTATATTAGGCAATTCTATCGACTTATTCCTAAATAAATATGGTGAAGACTTAGATACAATATTTAGAAGTAAATACAAGTCTGTTGAGAGCTTTGTTGTCTTTGGTGAATATTTCGGTGATAAATCATTTGCTGGACAACACGTAGAAGATGATGAGAAAGATGTTATTTTATTTGATGTAAATCAATATAAAAGAGGATTCATTCCACCACAAGAGTTTATTGATAACTTTGGACAACTACATATACCAAACCTAATTTATAAAGGTGTTTATAATGAAGACCTAATTAAATCAGTTAGAGAAAACACACTAAACCTAGAAGAAGGATTAGTGTGTAAAGGAGTTATGAAAACCAAAAAGGAAGGACAGATTATTTGGATGTCTAAGATTAAGACTAATGAATGGCTTAGAAAGGTTAAACTTATTTATGGTGAAAAGGCTCTTTTAGATGAATTTAATAACGACAAAAAATTAATGCAATTATGTACAATCTAAAGAAAATATCACCTGATTATCCAAGAATACCTCATTTAGACAGTAGAGTGTCAAAAATGACACATGATGATATTGTTATCGAGTCAAAGGTTGAATATCCATTGCAATGCTATTGTGGTGAGAAAATAGATGGTGCAAACTTAGGAGTATCTTGGTATAATAATGCACCTATTGTTAGAAATAAGAACTTTGTTTTAAAGAAAGGTTACTCTAAGATTAAAACACCCGCTAAACAACAATTCAAATCAACTTGGAATTGGGTACACGATCACAAAGATGATATTATTCAAATATGTGATGAAGTATATTCTGATGTCACAATATATGGTGAGTGGCTAATGGCTTATCATTCAGTTAAATATGATAAACTACCATCTGCTTTTATTGCTTATGATATATGGTCAGTTGAGGATAAAAAGTTTCTATCTCCAAAAAGAGTGCAGGAATTATTATCAAAGACTTCAATACCATTTATTAAGAGTCAATTAATGACATTTAATTCATTGGAGGATATAGTTATTGAATCTGAATTAAAATCAGATTACAGCAATGGATATAGAGAAGGAATTGTATTAAAAACTGTTGAAGATGATTTTGTTAAGGATTTCTATAAAGTTGTTAATAAATACTTCAATCGCAGAGAGGATTTCAACGAAAACTTGATAAAAAATAAATTTTTAAAATTGGATTAGTTTTCGTATATTTGCTTTATGGTAAAGAATCTAAAAGGAAACGAACTACAAAAATTCAAAGATAACTTCAAAGTTGAGGGATATTTTGCTCCAACTGTTTTTCAATCTCTAATAGATAGTAGGAGATACTGCCTTTGTATGGGAAATCCTTGGATAGAAATTCCTGATGGAATGACTACACAAGAAGTTCATGATAGATGGACTAAGAAGGTTTCTGTTAAACCCAAGAGTGAGTTTGAAACAACAATAAAGTCGTCAAGGGGTAAGACTGAGTATAAGGTTGCCTTTACTAATAAAAAGTGGAATTGTAGTTGTTCTGGGTTTAAATTCAGAGGAAGATGTTCACACATCGATGAAGCCAAGCAAAAGTTGTATGATAAGTTAAAATGATTAAAAGCCTTCTAAATGAAGGCTTTTTTTATGATTTAATTTTTTTATTTTAAATAAATTTCGTATATTTGTAGAAATTTAAAGAAAATGACGTACAATAAATTCAGTTATATATATCCACCTCGCCCAGAGAATAAAATACCATCTACGGGATTGGATGCTTGGGATAATGGCTCTATGATTGGACAAATTAAGCTAAATGGATCAAATTCTTCAATTTATACCGATGGTAATAATGTACAGGCTATGGGTCGCCACCGTCAAGTTTTAACTAACTTCAAATTATCAAAAGAAGAAATTATTGAAACACTTTATAAACCATTAGGACTAAAAAATACCTTTTTAGTAATCAATGGTGAGTACTTAAATAAATCAAAAAATGATGAAAAGGGATTGGTATTTAATCATAAACTATCAATTTTCGATATCTTAGTCTATGACTCTGATTATTTAGTAGGAAAAACATTTCTACAAAGAACTAATCTTTTAGATGAAATGTATGGTACAAAAGACTCTGATAAACCATATCTATACGGAATATCTGATAATATTTATCGGGTTAAATCGTATGATAAAGGATTTAAGAGTTTATATGATACTTATACCCCAATTGATATGGTTGAGGGTGTTGTCTTAAAAAGAAAGAATGCAAAGCTAGAGTTAGGAACAACAGAAATTAATAACTCTAAGTCACAAATTAAATCAAGAAAAGGAACAAAAAATTATAAATTTTAATACTTATGGAAGTAAGAAATATATTTGGAACTGATTATACACCAGGTGATTATATTACTTGTACCATCACGGGTAGAGATGTATTTGGACGTATCTATTTTGAGGATGATGAGTCAATTTGGATATGCCACAATGATCAAGATTTTGATGGGAGCAACTCTCCGGATAAATTAGGTATGAAGTTTTCTTGGGTTTTTCGATTCCGAGATGGAATTCTTACAGATGATGTTACTAGTATAAATAAGTTTTTAAAAATTGAACAAAAAGAATCTTTTCAATATGATGAAAAAATCACACAATTTTTTCAAAGTATTGACAGAAATAACCTAAATATATTGATTGGATTTAAGACTGGTCAATTTGACGAGTTTTGCAAAATAGAATATATTGATAAACAAGGTATGGTTCGCCTTTATTCTACTAAAAAGTGGTTAGGATTAACCACTACAAAAAACGTAGAGATAAAAATATCTAGGTTAATTAAAACTATCACCAATTCTATAAATGTTGATATTTATAATCTTAGTGATATTGAGATAGAGAAGATTTATAACCAATATGTTTCATTTCAAAATGATGAGTTATTTAACATACAATATCTAAAAGGTGATGATATTTTGAAAGGATATCTAAAAGAAAACTATGCTGGTACTTCAGGTAATATACATGGTTCTTGTATGACAAATCATCCAGAATTTTTGAAGATTTATACTAAAAATAAAAATGTTGAGCTGGCTACTGTAACGAATGGTGACAAGATCATAGCTCGTTGTATTGTA